CCATCAAATCAAACAGTTGGTGACTATTACATAGAAGTAGAAGTCGGTGACGATACAGAAACAGTAGAATTTGAAATCGAATAGGTAGAAATACCTCTTTTTTTATCTAACTTTATATATTAGTGAATTTTATATAAACTAATGGCAATCACAATCGCACAGAATTCAGACCATAAAAGTCTAACAGGAAAAACTTTGTCAGTCCAATCTCAACTAACTTCAAAGTTGAAAGAGTGTATTGTTGACGTCACCTATGGTGGCTCTGACAACTATGCTACAAATGGAAACACAGTTGACCTTTCTTTGGGTGGTAGAATCAGTACCGTAATTGGAGCAGAAATTCTTCATAGCAGTGCAGGACTACTTTTACAATACGCACCAGCAGCATCTGGAGCAGCAGCCACAGGGAAAATTAAAGCTTATGGTCATACCCCAACAAGTTCTACAGCAACCGTTGTAGCACTTGAGGAATTGGATAATGCTGATACAGCAGTCAATAGTTTGACTATACGTATTAGAGTTATTGGTTTCTAGACTAGGAACTAGTCATCTTTTTTTCTTTTTTAATAATGTTTATATATGACTAAATATCATGGTATTCATGGTTGAAATGAATCATAATGCTATTACAGTAGGTTCTGACACTACAATTAAGGCTGCTCATGGAGTAGTTGTATCTGTTCATGTCACAAAAGTAGGAGCTAGTGGAGATAAAATTGTACTAAGAAATGGTACTGGTAACTCTGATCCAATAGAATTCACTGTATTTGGTGAAGGAATCCAAAATGTTCAAGGAATCAATAGAAGATTTGAAGATGGTATTCGTGCTGATATTACTGGTTCAACTGCACAGTATTTAGTTGTATTCAAATAAATCTTTAAATATTAAGCAAACTTTATAACACTCATGGTAACAACCACAACTTACTGTTCAGTTAACGATATTATAGATTTTCTTAGAGTTCCTATAACTAGTACAACCACTCCAAATAAAGAGATGGTTCGTAAGATTATCGTAAGAAAGGAGGAGGAATTGGACAGAAGAATAGGTCATACTTGGAAGACAAAGAAAGTAACCAGAGAAATTCATGATTTACCACTATTATACACATTTGGTTGGGGTACTCCGTTATTCTTACAACATAGAAATATACTAGAACTTGATGTTGATGAAGGGGATAAAATAGAGATATGGAAAGGAGAATCAAATGAATGGGAAAATATCATTGATAGTCCACAATGGTATCATGCAGAATATGAATATGGTAGAATTTACATTAGAGGATTTTTATTCACAATATTAAGAAAAAATAGGGTTAGAGTAACATATCGTTATGGTGGAGAGAATTATGCTGGTGATACTGATATTCCCCCAGATATTACAGATGCAGTAATTAAAATGACAGCAATAGATATTATGAATACATCATTCCGTATGGATGAAATACCTAGTGGTGGTAGTGTATCTCCTACAGAATCCAAGAGATTTTGGCAGGAAGATATAGAATTATGTATATCCAATCGTAGAGAAGTGTTTGTGATTCCATAATTGTCTCCTGAATTATTTCAGATAATGATTAGGGAATTAGAAGCAAGAAGAATAATAAAAAATGTACAAAAAATCAATTTACTAGCAAGAAGACCTACTAAAAATCGTCCAATAAAGGAATATAATGAAATTTATTATAATGGTGTTTATGTAGAACTTCCTGATGATGTTCCATTAGTAGGTATAAATTTTTGGAAAAACACAACTAATTCTCAATTTATTTCAATGATTGAATCAATAAATCAACCTGAAAAGAGATTTACAAAAAATGAACCATATGATGATATAATAGATGATGATAATTATGATAGAAAAATTACAATCCCAATACAGGGTACACAATCACCATATTTTCCTGATGGTTGGGGTAAACAATATTTTCCTGCTGGTAAGAGGATGAATGGTAAAAAACATGGTGGAAAACCAAATATTGATAAACTTAAAGCATGGGTTGAAAATATTAAACTTGCAGGTATGTCTCAAAGAGAATTAGAATTAGAGTATATGAAAGTAAATAAATCTGAAAATATCCCAAATTGGACTGATAAACATAAAGAAAGTTTAATTGATTCTATAGCATATTTAGTGGCTAGAAAAATATGGTATGTAGGAAGACGTTCTGGTAGGGAAACTGATGTAGAGTGGGATGAAAGAACCAGAGATATGAGACCATTAAAAGGTACATTTGGTGGAGATGAAAATATGGGAATTGATTATACATCTACAGAATATGTATATAGAAGTGGAGATAATAGACAACCATGACTATTACAACATATGATGCAGTAGATGACATTATATCTCTAATTAAGACCAAATGGAGTAATCTTAGACCACCTCATATCACTAAAGTATGGGAAAAGAGAACTGTTGGTTTTATAGATGATAGAAGTGATGAAATTATGGTAGCACCAAAAGGAGAAAATATAGTGTATTTTGGTCTAGGTGGAAGTTCTTTTTGGCATGAACAAATACTTGAATTAGATATTCGTACATATCAAGATTTAAAAAGACATAATAAAGTTGTTAAAGAAATAGTCAAAATAATTAAAGATAATGTAGTAGGAACAACATACACCGATTTAAGAATTATAGGTTCTTTTAGTAGAAATTTCCAGTTTCGTAACATGTATAGTTATATTCTCAATATATCATATAGAAAAGCAGACCCTTCTTAATAATATTTATATACCTTGAGTACTTCATAGAGACATGGTAATATATACTGGTGGGTCAGCAGCAGTCACATATGATTATGAGACAGCAGGCTCATATGGTACAACCCCTAGTACAATGACCAATATATTTGGTTTAAATCAAAAAGTAACAGGATTTTCACTATCTAACCAGCAATTAACTTTTAATAAACTTGGTCAGGTAGAAGCAACTAAATTTGCTTATGGGCAACAGGCAGGTTCACTTTCAGTAGGTTTTGTATTTGATGACAGTGATTCTCATAAGATTTTTGAGTCACTTTATGGAACAGTAAGTGGAAGTGGTTCAAGTGGAACACCATACAAATATCCAGCTAATTTAGGTGAAGGTAATGCTCCTACAACAGTAACATCACTTACAACACAAGTTCAATTACAAACTGGAGCCAGTAATAAAATGGTTAGAACATTAAATGGATGTGTTGTTAATTCATTAAGTCTAGCAACAAGTATAGGTGAACCATTGAATGGTAGTGTAGATATGACATTTGGTAAAGAAAGTACTGCTGCTGTTGGTTCAAGTGGAACTATTACACAGCAAAATGATGCTGGTTATGACCAATCAGGAGAACCTTATACATTTGCACATGGTGATTTCAAGGTATCAAACGGAACGTCACCACAATCAGTAGCAGAAATACAAGAATGTGAAATTACATTTGCACAAAATTCAGAATTACTTTATGGATTAAACTCAAACTCAGCAGTAGATACTTACAGAAGAACATTTGATATTACTGGTAGATTTAAAACTGCATGGATAAATTCAGACCTTATACAATATGTAATTGATCAAGTTAGAGGTAATGGACAAGAATTATTAGATGCCTCAGGTGGTGTTGGTATTGAATTAACATTCACAAATGGTACAAAATCAATTAAACTAGAGTTAGATGGTTTATCTATTGCAGACCACAATGTCAGTGGTATTGAACCAGTAGAACCAATATTTGAAGAAATTAATTGGAAAATCAAAACTGCAAGAATATCAGTGGTCACAGCATAACCTTTATTAATTACATAAAATAATCTCATTCATGGTATTAAAACCAATTAAGATTACATATAATGGTAAAGATGCAATAGTTGAATTTGAAGATTCTTTAACATTTGGTGAGACTGAATCATTAATCAGTGAATCTGTTGACCTTAGTGATATTGCAAAACCAAAAATAAACCTATCAAAATATAGGATAAATCTACTAGTATTAACAATTAAAAAAGCACCATTTAAGACTGGTGATATAACTACAATAAAAATGTTAGACTCCAAAGTGGTTAAACATATGTTAAGGGAGATAACTAAAGTACACCCTTTATCGACCTATATAGAGGATTGGATGGAGACCTTCCAAGTCTTCGAGGAGGAGACAGATTCGTCTACGGAATCTACTATAACTGTGCCACCCAGTTCGGATGGGATAAAAACCAAGTCGACAGTCAAAAAGTAGAATATCTTAAAAAATTATTTACTATTCATAAAGAATCGTTAGAAAACGCTGAAAAGACAAAATCAATGCCACCTATGGGTAGACATATGTCAAAAAACTTTAAATGATATGACAAGTTGTTGTTATATATGATAAGTGATGAAGAATTTCAGAGTTTAAATAAAGAATCAAATCGACTTAGTAAGACGATGCGAGACTATAAAAGAATGTATGAAAAATTAACAGATGCTCATTTAACTTCATTTAGACTCTGGTCAAGAGAAATAACACTGAGAAAAGGTAAGATAGTAGAACAAATAGAAATGACAAGAAGATCCAAAATTCATTTAAAACAAGTAAAAATAAATGCAGAAAATCTTGAAAAACACACAGAAAAAGTGTATCAAAATAGATTAGTCATACAAAAAAATCAACAAGCCATGCAAGATTCACATTCAAAAGATGTAGAAAGACACCTTTTAATGAGAGATAGTATGAAAAGAACATCTGACCATTTTGATTTTGTAACACAGTCACTAACAAAAGGTCAAGGATTAGTAAGTATATTTTCTATGTTAACAATTGGTGGATATAATGCAGTGAAAGCTACAAGATCTGTACAAAAAGCACAGAGAGAATATGATGCTGCTTTAGTAAAAGCAAAAGGAAATAAAGATGATAAAAGTGTTCAAAGTGCAGATACAACTCTTAAAACTGCAAAACTAAATCTCAAAACATCAACAGCAGGTAGTGAAAGATTAGGAAAAATAGCTGGTTATTTAAGTAAAGCTGGTGATTATTTTGAAAGACATGCAACAGGTATTTTAATAGGTGCAGGTGCTGCTGGAGTATTAATAGGTATTATCATTAAAGCATTATCATTAGCACCAATGTTTCAAGCAATGATGAAATTAATGCAATTTACAGTTACTATGCTTTTAATGCCTATAGGTACATTTTTTGGTGCAATATTAAAACCAATAATGATTGGTATTGTTAAAGGTATTGCACCACAATTTAAAGATTGGATGACTACATCTATGGTTTTAGGAGAAAAAATTGGTAATTGGATGGTTAATTTCTTTACAGGTAAACCATTAGAAACTCTAACAAGTATTGCAACAGGTGTTACTCAGGGTGATCCTGCATCATTATTGGTAGCTGGTGGAGGTGTTGGAACTTCTATTGCTGGATTTGCAATAGCTAAAAAGATACTTCCAACAATATTGGGAGATGCTAAAAAAACTACAGAAGTAACTAAAATATCAAAAATAGCAACAACATTAGGTAAAGCTATTATGGGAACAAAGACTGGATTAGCTGCTGCTGGAGTAGCAACTTCGGCTATTAGTACAGGTTCTAAAATAGCTAGTACTGCTGCCTATCCTAGATTACAAAATTTTGGAGCAAGAGTAGCAAAAGAAGCAGGAGAAAAAGTACCTAGTATTTTAGGTAAAACATTACCTAAAATAATAACAGGTGGTATTAAATTAGGATTTAAAGCAATACCAATAGTTGGTTGGGCAACATTAGCATCAGATGTAGCAGGTTCAATTATAAAACATGTTTCACCTGAAACTTATGAAGGTATAAGAGAAGGTGTGAAAGGTATATTTGGTGACAATGCTGCTGTTAATTTTGGTTTAGATGTACTTGGATTTGGAGAACAGTCCACAGCAGAAATGATTTCTGGTGCCGTTAGTGGATTATTTAATCCTTTAAAAGATGCATTTGGAGAAAGTGAAGATATTGTAAGTGATGTACAAATATTTGAAAATGCTTTAAACAAAATGGGTACAGAAGATGCACCAGAACTGGAAGGTGATATGATAAGGATGCTTGACCATTTTGAACGTATGAAAGAACTTTCAGGTGATGCAACAAAAGCAGCAGCCAATACTGCTGACTTGTTTGGTCTTGCATATGAAACAGTTAAATCAAAAATAAGTAACTGGGTTAAAAATATACCATCTGAAAATAAAAGTGAATCCAAAGATGCTAAAAAAATATTAAGAGATTTCTCAAATTCATCTGCAATGATTAATTATAATAACATGATATCCCAAAACACGGATAATTTAGGTTGGGGTACTACTGCTGAAATGAGTATGGAAGAAAGAGCAGCAGCAGAAGTTTCCAATGTAATAGAAAATGCAGTTTCTAATAATAAACATACAGAGGTAAATCAAAGATTTTTAGATGCATTTGGAGGTAGTCTTGGAGATAGTAAAATATTGGCTGCTGTAGAAAAAGCAAAGACAGATGGTACTGTTGGGTTTGGAAGGAATGAGATTGCAAGACAACGAGTAATAGATTCAATAGCAAATGGAACTGAAATGGGAGATTTGATGAATCCTAATTGGAAACCTGCAACTGATGCTCAAAAAGAATTATATGGAATAGGTCAACAATATGGAATTAATTTAGGACAAAATTTTGCTGCTGGAGGTTGGATTAGAGAACCAGTTGTAGGAATTGGAAGAAACAGTGGACAAACATACAATATAGGAGAAAGAGGAGCAGAGTATGTAACTCCTAATGGTGGTGGAAATGGTGGAAATGTAATTATAAATATAGGAAAAATAGAGAAAAATGCAGACTTTAATCAGTTAAAACCAATGATTCAAAGATGGATATTGGAATCAAACAGTAGAAGAGGAATGATTTAAAATGGGAGATATAATAATTAAAAAATTATCACCAGCACCTGTATATACATATCATGTTAGAAATTTAAATGATGTTAATGTTGAGCTTGAAGTACCTGCATTAATTTATCAAATACCAGAATCTACAGATGATGAGGCTATAGGAATTAAAGTTGAAGGTAATAAATCAATTGTTAATTTATCATGGACATTGGTTGATGATGAGGTTTCGGTAGTTGATGGTATGACTTTAAATACTGGTGGAATTAAAACTGCTGATGAACAAATGGCATTTCTTTTAACAGGAGACATAAAAACTGATGCAGGTGCAGAGTATCACGCAACTAACAATCCATTAACAGCTGAAGGTATGCAGCCTACAGGAACTCAATTTGCATATGAAATAAAATTAATGCCAAATACTGGAAATACACCATTTTTTGAAAAGTCTGGTATATTAACCAGAATAAGTGTATCAAAGTCTGGTCAAACACCAGTTACATATAATGCTAGTATACAATTTTCAACAGGTTCAATGACAGCCAAAAACGATGTTATAGAAGCAGGCACGTAGTATTGTCACAAACAACTTTATTTATAAATGATATTAAAAAAACAATAATTGAATATAGTATAACAAAAGAAGGAGATAGAGCTATAGATGAGGCTGTAATAAAATTACCACCATCTGTTGATATTAATGCTAGTGATGTAATAACAATAATACAAGATATGATACCAACTAATAATTTATCAGCAATTTATAATTTTGGTGAAAATCTTAGTGATGAAAGTGGAAACAAAAATAAATCAACTGCATCAGCAGGAATAACATATATTGATGGACAATGGGGTGGAAAAGCACTTTCGTTTAATGGTACAAGTACATATAGTGAAGTTGATGATGCTACAAATCTTAATTTTGATGGAGAATTTGATACATTTATATGGGTAAAATGGTCTTCAACAAATAAACAATATTTACTTACAAAAAGAACCACTTCAAGTAATGGATTAGGAATAAGTGTAAATCATACAACTGCTGGAGATGTTGCAGTGGAAGTAGGTGGAACTGATTTGGTATCATCAAGTGCTGGATTTAATGATGGTGCTAATCATCTTATACGAATTACAAGAGATTCTGCAAACTTGGTAACATTATATGTTGATAAGATTTCCAAGGGAACTGCTACAATCAGTGGAAATTTAACCACTACAGGAAAACTAAGAATAGGTAGAGATGAATCAAATACATATTTCACAGGAAGTATGGATTCTGTGAGATTATATAAAGGGTCTCCTGCTTCTTTAATATTTGGAAATAAAGTATATGATAATAGAAATCCTAGAACTGTAATGAAGTTTGGTGGTACTGCTGCAAAAATAAAAAAAGAAATTATATTTAAACAAGCACAATGTTTTAGTCATGGTAAAGAATTAGCAGAAGTAGAAATTAGAGGGGATATTTACGATAATAAAACACCAGAGTATATAATAGAAGATCTAATTACAAATAATACTAATTTATCATTTGTAAATAAAGGTGGGTCTACAGGTATATCACTTACTAAATATATTGCAAATGGTAAACTAATAGATATACTTAGAGATTTTTCAGCACTTACTGGTTTTATCTTTTATACAGATGCATTAAAACAGTTTATATTTGAACCAAATAAGTTCACTAATATTGATTTTACATTTGAACATGGTGTTAATTCTATAAGTAATGAAACAAAATATGATGATACAGAAATAGTAAATGATCTTATAGTATTAGGAGAAAATCTCAGATATAGATCAGAAGAAACATTTACTGGTAATGGTAGTGATACTGAGTTTACATTAAACGATGGTGCAGTAAGTACAAGGGTGACTGTTGCTGGAACACAAAAAATTCCTGAAGAAGATTATGCAGTAGATGCATTGGGAAAAACAATCAAGTTTATTACAGCTCCATCTGGAAGCATAGTAGTAGATTATGAATATGAAAAACCTCTATACATTAGGGGTACTAGGCAGTCAAGTATAGATACACATGGTATTCATGCCAAGAGATTAATTATGCCTTGGATAAAGAATAGAAATGATGGTGTTAGATTTATACAATCATACCTTAGTAAATTTAAAGATATTAGACTTAATATTAAAGTTGAAATACCAACATTGTTTAATTCAATACAAGAAAATGATATTATACATGTAAAGAATGATATTAAAAATATAGATAATGATTTTGTAGTTAAAGGTATAAAATGGAAATATCCAGATTCAACCACTATAATAGATGGAGGTGAGTATAGTTTTGATTTCTTGGAAATAGATAAACAGATAACAGAGAAATTACACGATTTGGAAGATGCATTTACCACAAACAAGGAAATTAGGGAATATGAATCTCCTGAAGAGGTTATGGTAATTAATGATATAGTGGTACAATTTGTTACTGAGGATATGACAGAAACCTTAAATATTGTCGATACTCCAGTTATATATGACAAAACTAACAATAATTGGGGAAGTGGAACATATGGTAGTAGAGTCACAGGGAGTGTGTATGTAAGTGAGTAATCAGATTATACCTCTTAATGGTCATGTTAGAGTAAGAGCATGGGAAAAACAACCAGATGGTAGTGAAGTACAAATATATGATAGAACTATTAAAAATCTTATAGTAGATGTAGGAAAAGCTTCTATTTTGAAATATTTAGCTAATATTAGTGGTGGTGGGTATGCTGATGATATAGGAGTGGGGGATTCTACTACAGCAGCAGCCAGTGGTCAAACTGATTTACAGGCTTCTTCAAACAAGTTATGGAAATCAATAGCAGTTGGAGACAGAGTATTTGTTAATAATACATTATACATATCAGCAGATTTTGGGTATACAGAAGGTAATTTTACATGGAATGAACTTGGTTTAAGAGATAATCAGGGAACTCCTGTAATGTGGGCTAGACAAATTGATGCATCACCATTAGTGAAAACGTCGTCAAAACGTGCAATCGTAGAATGGCAGTTGAGTCTCTAGATGGCAAAGGTATTAATTCCTCGTAGTGACAGTGTAAGTGCAAAAGTAATTGAACCTAGTGATTTTGAATCCATGTTTAGTGATGATATAATCAATGATTATGTTAAAAGTGGTTTTACTCT